GTGGACTTTGATAGCGACAACAAAGACAGAATTACTTGCTGAACATCCAGAAGTCTTTGAGTACATAGAGAAGGTGTACGAGGAGATGTCAGTATTGGAATTGGAACCCCAGTATGATTTTTTCTGGACATCGAGTGTGAAAGCAGAGATGAGACCTGTTGAGAAAGCCAAACTCAATAAGTTACGTACTTTCACCGCTTCCCCCATCGAACATAGCGCTAACCTCAATAGGCTTTGTCTTGATGCGAACCAGCGTTTCTATGCTGCGGGTCGCGAACAAGGTATTTGGAGTTGTGTGGGAATGTCCAAGTACAACCGGGGGTGGGACAAATTGGCGTTGCGTTTGCTTCGCCACCCTCTGGGTGCCAGTTTGGATGGGAGTCAATATGACGCAAGTTTCTTCAGACGTAGTCTGTTTGAAATTTGTGAAATGCGAATTCGTTACGCTAATTATAGTCCGAAACAGGCTAATCAATTACGTAACCTGTATCGATCAATAGTCGATACCCTGATTGTCATGTGTAATGGCGATCTTGTAATGAAACACACAGGTGGTCCTTCTGGATCATCAAATACAGTCAATGATAACACAATACATTTGTTCAAGTTATTCTCATATGCTTGGATAGAGTCTTGCCCCGAAGAGATGGAGCACTACGAAGTGTTTATGTCAGAAGTGGAGGCAGCTTTGTATGGTGATGATAACACCTACACTGCTTCATTGCGTGCGCAGAAATTCTTTGCTCCACGAGATGTGGCAGAAATTCTGGCCCCAATCATTGAAATTACAGCGGAGAATGATCAGTGGGAATTCCAACCCTTGATTAAACTCACATTCTTGGCAAATGGTTTCTTGAGACATGGATCCTGTTGGGTTCCTGTTTCGGAGTACTATAAGACCATGAATTCACTTATGGAAGGTTCGAATGTTGACGACGTGCGGTGGCAACTGATGCGCGCACGAGCGTTGATTATTGATGCTTTCTGGAATGAGGACATTCGTATGGCGTTGAGGGGTTATATCCATTACCTCCACGCCGGATATCGTCATGATCTCAGAGAGGGCGAGGTTGCAAAAGGTGTAACTTATAGTCAAATCTGTGGCATGGAGAGGACGGATGAACAAATAAAGGCACTCTACCTTCGTGAAGAATCCCAGTGTGGGGATGAAGGGAGGTTCACACTACTCCCTTTAAATTTTCATGAACCCAGTGGCTTTTGTGAAGAAGAAAATCCAGGCAACAAAAAATCTTGTTAACGACTTAGTTTGTTTGACAAAAACAGGCAGCGATTGTGATAAACCCAGGAGGGACGCGATTGATCAGAAAGTTAAAGACAGGATCTTGGAGAAGCAAAAGGAAGAGTACATCAAAG